AAGGAATTAGAGAGGGACAAGAAACACGTGGAGGACGACTGGCTTTAATAGACCAGTCATTTTTGCGCCTTAATGAACTTGTACAAGTTATTGATTACGTTAACTATGAATTATTTAATTGGTTCTACCAACTTGCAAAAGTTAGATACACAGAACGTCATTATGCAAAGAGTCTTGGTAAAGCTGCGGCTGTTGAATTGATTAGTTTGTATCAAGATGACTTTGAAGATGGAACTGAAGTTAGAATTATCCAAGGTAAAACACTTCCTGAAGATCGTCAATTTAAATATGAACAAGCGCAGGCGGATATTGAAAAAGGATTATTGTCACCGACTGATTATTTTGAAACTGCAGGTTATGATTCTCCAGCACAGAAAGCAAAGAACCGAGTTATCTATGATTTGAATAAACCGTTTGCTGTTGGTATTCCACCAGAGGAAATGCAAGAGATAATTCCGGAACAAGAAGAAGAACCACCGAAGTTGTCAATTTCATATGACGATTTACCACCAGATGGACAGGTACAACTTGCTGCGAAAGCTGGTATAGAACTTAATCCTGAAATAATTTTGGCAGAGAAACAAGCAGAGAGGGCAGATAAAAAAGCGGAAATTGAAAGTAGGAATAAATCACAGGAGAAAAACAAAACGACAGAAGTTAAGGTAGAGAGAAAGAAAAAATAATATGGCATCTGCAAAACAAAAATTTATTTCAGCAAAGATAAGTAAGATTATGGGCGAGGGAATTAGAGGGAAAAAAGTAAGTCAAAAGCAAGCGATAGCAATAGCAAATTCAATGGCAAAGAAGATATGACCTGGACACGTCAATAAACTGTGATATATTATTAATATAACTTAGATCAAGCGGTGTTTTATCAACCCATGTTTAAAAGTTTTAAACAGAGGTCAAGTTAAGATAACGGCAATCTCAAAAATATGGACCCAAAAGATTACGACAGTGGTATGGAGATGACAGGAGGCAGTGAAGCAACGCCTGAAGCTACCCCAGAGGCAGTGCCAGAAGCTACACCAAGCCCAGAGGAAACTCCAACACCTGTAGAG